GCGCCTCGTCGCCGAGCGCCAACAGCTGCGTATCTCCGATGCAAACGGTATCGGCGTTGATCTGCAGCCGCCCTTGGCCGACGCATAGCCCGAGCTCCATCTGCTGCTCGCGATATGACGAAAAATATTTGTGCGGCGGCACCAAGTAGTCCGGGTAGATTTTCGCCCGCCCAAAAACTTCGCGGATTGGCTCTCCGAGCTTGACACGGTTGCCTTTAATACTGGCATTGGCCAGCGAATCGCCAGAACCAGGAGCCTTTGGCGCACCGGGTAGTGCAGGCATCAGGGCGTTGAAGGCCGCCTTGATCCCGCCGATAAGCGCGACGGTGATCGAGAACGGGTCAGTGCCTTTCGGCATGATCCGAATTTCGACGTGATCTTTAGGCAGAAAGACAAACGTCCACCAGTCTTCAGCGTCGACTACCTCGCCCTCAACCTTGACCATGATCGGCAGGGTACCGCCTTTGAGGAAAGGCTTTTTCAGGTAGCTGTTGAGCCATCCGCCGATCGTCATCCGCCGATCAATCGTCGCCGTTTCGCAGGGTGCGCCGTCAAGCAGATTCGGGAAGACTTCGATGGTCACGGTAGAAAATCACCTTGTAGTAGATATCGAGGAACTGCGGAACTCGCATCCAGCGCGGGCCGGTGGCCTGATTGGTCTCAAGCACGCCTAGTCTACCGTCAATATCGACCACTACGCCAACGTGGACAAAGGCTTTGCCCTTGAACACCGCGGCAATCGCCCCAGCCTCGGGTTCGCAGGCCTCAAGCGTGCCGCTGATCGAGCGATACTCGCTGCCCATCGCCTGTACGGTGTGGCGTGTCACGCCCGACAATGAAGGCAGCGGCCGGCAGCCAAGTTCCTCGCGAACCGCCAGCATTTGGCCCCAGCAGTCATGCCCGGCCATTGACCGCCCGCCGTCCAGGTAGGACACAAGCAAGTACTTTTCGATGTCGATCATGTGATGTATTTGATCCCTGGCGCAAAGTTCGCAGTGTAGCGGCGGCGTGGCCAGGCCGTATTGATCAGGTCGAAATAGCCGGCGGTGAACTGGATCGTCGGCCCCTCAATACTCGCGCTCAATACCGACATCTGCAGCGGCCTTTCCGCAGGTGCGCTGTGATCGGAATCGAGATAGGCCCGATAGACCAGTGTGATCACCTCTTGCGCATCCTTGGCCTGATCGATCAGCAGCTGCGCATCACCGAGTACGTTGTCGATAGCCACTGTCAGCTGTTGCCCTGCGTCGTTACTCTTTTTCGGCAGCGTGACGTCCAAACCGGTTGCCGTGAAAGTTACCGTGCGGCCGTCTTCAAGCGTGAACACCTCGTCGAAGAAACCTGCACAGATGAAAACCGAAGCAGCCCATGCCGGGCAACGCAGCTCCAGCGTCGGAATGTAGACGTCATCGCCGCCGCTAGCTCGGACGATATCAAGAATGCTCATGTGCCGCGCCTTTTCGTGCCGGTGATTTGGTTGGTTGATTTGGAGATGCGCCCACCACCCTGCTGATCGCCCACCACCACATCAATGATGTAGCGGCGGTCAGCCTCGCTGAAGCGGCTGCGCGTTGTTGCGGCCTGCCCGCTGTAGTTGTTGACATTGACGATCGGCGCGGCGCCACCTCCGCCCGCAGCCGTTGCGTCCTTGTTGCTGACTACGTGGCCGGCTTGGTTGGGCATCATGTACTGACGGCCGTTGGCTGCGTTAAAGATTTCCGGCGCGCCGGTCTCGTTCACCCGGTAGGCGCTGTTCGCATTCACCGGCCCGCCATACTGCCGGCCGCCGCCAAACGACTTGGCCAGCAGCATGGTACCGAGCAGCGCGGCGCCGCCGATCACAGCCGCCGAACCGAAAGATGCGATCGACGACAGGCCGGCAGCCGGCGCCATGCTCGTTGCAACCGCCGCACCGGTGGTGGCCGCCGTTGTGGTAGTCGTTGCGGCAATCGCCGCGGTAGCACCGGCCTGGACGCCCGCAACGGTGCCAATCCCGGCCACTTGGGTTGCTGTCGTGGCGCTCGCTTGCGCCTGCATCATGATCTGTTGCTTGACCCAGTCCGTACCCATCTGCACGAAGGCGCCAACGACTGTTTGCAGCACGGTGTTGGCGATCCCGCCGAGCGCATCGTTCAGGCTAGCGGTGCCGCTGAGCAGGCCGGCGATTGACTGTGTGGCGCCCTGGCTCAGCGCATCGATGGAGGCAAAGAGCAGCTCGTTACCCTTCGACGCAGCCGTGAAGTTCGCCTCTTGCAAGGCTTTCATCTTCTCGGCGTTGTCGACTTCCAGCTGGTGCTTGAGCTCCTGATAGCGCTGGTCGCTGATGAGCTTCTGCGCGTTGGCGTCCTGCAGCGCCTTGACGTCATCCGCATAGCTGATACCTTGCGCGGCGATCGGATCGACGCTGGCCAGCAATTGCTTGGCCTGCTTGGCATCGTAGAGCGCCGCGGCGATCGCCCGAATGCTGGTGACCTGTTCAGGCGTGGCATATTTGTTCAGGCTCAGCTCAGCGGCATCCTGCGCGGTCTCGCGCGCGGTCTTGCCTACGTTGGCCAGCTCAACGCCGACCTTCTCGAAAGCCTTCTGGTTTTGCTCGGCACCCTTGAACGCTTGGTCATCGAGCTTTTTCTGATCGGCGATAGCTTTCTTGCGGGCCTGCTCGGCTTTGGTGGCCTCTTTCTTGCTATTCGAAGTCGCCTCGGTCTTGGCTTTTGTGCGTGCCTTTTCGGCTTCCGCCAGGTTGTAGCTGTCCTTCGCCAGGGCTTTGGCCAAAGCTATTTCTTCCTTGGTTGCGCTCGCCCCCAGGTCTTGAACAGCCAATAGCTGAGCCCGTTCAACACCTTCTGCCCGCAGTGCAGCATTTTTCCAAGCCATTTCTTTGAGGGCTTTTTGACCATCAACGGAGGTGGCCTTCGCCTGCTTAGGCGCATCAGCCTGTTTGCCTTCGCGCTTTTGCTCTTCGACCCGGGCGTTTTGCATTGCCTGGATCTCTTTGTTGAGGCCGTCCAGGCGCGTCTTGGTGTTTGCTGCCGTGACAGTCAAGCCGGCTTTGAGCTGAGCCTGATACTGCTGCTCAGCGATCGCACGCTGCTCAATAAGGGTGTTGAACTTGTCCAGGTCCGTGGGACTAGCTGAGAGCTGAATGCCCCGGGCAACCAGGTCGAGCGCCCGAGCCAAGCGCTGACTCGCCCCCGTGGCCTTATCAATCACCGATAGCGCGGCGCCGAACTGAGTCGTCACCGAGTTGGCTGCCTGCGCCACGGTACGGGGTAGCTTGGCGAACTCAGCGTTAACGCCAGCGGTACCTTTCATCAGTGCGTCAAATAGCTGCTCGGAGGTCAGCTTTCCGTCGAGCATGGCTTGGCGAAAGTCGCCCATTGACATGCCGGTGGCTTTCGCCAGCTGGCGAACCAGCTCAGGAGTCTGCTCAACGATGCTGTTGTATTCTTCAGCACGCAGCGTGCCGCCAGCGAGCGACTGACCCAATTGGCGCAGCGCATTGGCGGTTTCTTCGGCGCTTGATCCGCCAATGGCACCAATCTTGCCAAGCGTCGAAGTGAGCGTCAGGACTTGGTTGTTGGTTGCGCCAAGTTCTTTCAGCGCAGATGTCAGGGACTCCCAGAGTTTGACGGTTGAGCCCATCGACTGACCCGTCTGGCTAGAAATTGCGAGCAGCGACTGATAGGTTTTGGCGCCCTGCTCGACGCTCGGGCTCAGGCGATCAATGCGCGATTGCAGCAAGGTAAACTGGTTGGCCAGCTCGCCCCAAGTCTTCAGTGTGCTGACGGTGATAATGCCTGCAATTGCGCCTGCAAGGGGCGTGAGCTTTGCGCCGAAACCTTCGCTAGAAATGCCTGCTTGCTTAGCACCAGAGTCAACCTTGCTCAGCCCGCCGTTGAGTTTGTCCAGACTGGTCGACGTGGTCTTTGCATCGTTGCCTAAGTCGGTCACTGCTCTGCCGGCACCGTCAAGCTTACTGGTCGCGCCGGTTGCGCCGACTCCGACTGCCGTGATCGACTTGCCAGCGCCGTCTACCTTACCGGCGGCGTCACGCGCGTCTTTGCCCAGATCTGAGAGTGAATCACCTGTGCGATCCAGCTTTTTTCCGGTGCCGTCAGCAGCTTTGTCGGTTTTGTCGAATGCGCCCTGCAGCTCGTCCAAACTGGTCGTTGCCTTGCGGCCCGAGTCGACGAGCTTTTCGGTCCGTGCATCGCAGGTATAGTAAATTTCACCGACTGATTCAGCCATTGTTTGCCGCCTTCTTCGCCTTCACTTTATCGAACCAGCTCATGGTTTCATCATACTTGTGGAGCGAAGGGCTGTCGCCGTTGTTTGCCTGCGGGGGGAACTTGGCCTGCATGGCGGACACGAAACCGGTCATGGTCAGGTTCCAGGCTTCCGACTCGGAAAGGCCGAGATGGGCGACCGCGCTGTAGACGTAGCTCGACGCCTCGAACTCCTTGAGATATTCCTTTTTCTCATTGGCCGGGCGCTTGTTAGAATTGGGGTCAATGTTGCCCATCACGCCATGCCAGATAAGGCCCTGCGCGATCGCCACGATGTCAGAGATGGGCAGCCAACCGGGGCTATAGGCCATGCGCGGCGTTATGCCCCCGATCAGGTCACCCACATCCTCGGTTGAGCAAGCGAACCAAACGGTCAACGCCGCGCGCAGACGGTCGCGCTTGAAACGCTGGACGGCGTTCAGGCCAAGAATTTTAAAGCCGGGTGCAAGAGGCTCTTTGCCCAGCAGGAGCGCGCAGGCTTCGACGATTTCAGTTGGCGAACCGATACGGGTCATAGCAAAAAGGGACGGACGCAACAGGTACGACCGTCCCTTAACTTCTATGCCCACTTCGCCGATGGCGGTGAGCGCACCCATGTCAGACCTCGATCAGGAAGCCATTTACGTTGGCAAATGCCGACAGGGTCAGCGTCACGTTGCCTTTCATCAACGCCCGGTATGTGCTGAGCGGGATGCACATAATGGCACCGGCGGCGATCGTGAAAACCGCGCCAGCTGCACTGTTATAGCTGCCGCCTGTGCCCGGAACAGGAATGCTGTCAGGAGCAGCCGAGCCGTCCAGGGTTGCGGTAACCGACGACGCTGAACCGTTCTGAACCAACAGCAACTGCTTGCGCGAGCCGTTATAGGTCAGGGTGTTACTGGCCGCCAGGGCGATCGGTGTCAGAACCGCACCGGCCGGAAGGTCGAAAGGCTTTACTGGTGTGATTGCAGCCATGTCGCGAGCTCCTTAAACGGTTGGGGTGTCTTCGATGATCAGACCGAAAGGACTGGTCGCCATCATCGCTTCAAAGCTGAAGGTCACAACGTCGTCGTTCGGCGCCGAACGGCTGAAGGTGTTGACCAGCATGAAAGCCGTGAAGGTCACGTCCGGGAAGGTAACCTCGATCCAGGCGTACGGCTGATTGCCTGTTTCGACCGGGTTGGCGACGTGCTTGAGCAGCGCGACTTGGTTGGAAACGGACTCATCGTCGACCGCCCGCGCAACGCCATCGCCACTGATGGTGTAGGCCAGGTAGGTCGCCAGGTTGTCACGAACGTTGCCGGTAGTGTCATCGGCCGTTGCGTCCACGGTGTCCCACTCGATATTGACTTCCTTGGTCCGCATCGCGCCAAGCAGCAGCAGATCACCTTCAGGTGGGCGGGTATCACCGCAACCGATGGCATAGCGCAGGACAACGTCCCTGCCAGTATATTTCACGCGCTCGCAATTTCCGGCCATCTGATATCACCCTCTACAGTAGTGGTGCCCTAGAGGGCATTTAGTCGGGCACATGTGTGTACGACCTTCCCGCCACTATACCATTAACCGCGCCTATACCTACCCCAAACGTCCTTGACAGAACACTTTTCTTAATGCCTTTTCTGGCACCTTCTCGGATACTCCTTACAGTGTCGTGAGGTATTTTTGCTCGGGCACGACTCGCGGCACCTATCTTTGCCCTATGCGCCGCGTCGAGAGTCTTTCCAGAATGGGCGGCCGATAACTTAGCTTTCGTCTCCTCACCCAGTTTACGGCCCTTTAGTGGGCTGGGATTCTCGGACCAGTATTTGCGTAATGCGGCGAGGTGCTCCGGCGATTTTTTCCTACCCTTGGCTGCGGCGGACATTTTGGCTCGTACCTCTGGCGGAGTAACCCGACCTTTCTCTCTAGCCGAGATAGCCGCTTTTTGAGCTTCTGAAAGCTTCGTTCCGGCGCAGCTACCGGCGGTAGGGCAAACGTTGTAACGGGGCTTGAGAGCGTCGAGAAAACGCTGCTCTAAAAACAAGGTGTCTTTTTTGTCACAGTAAGCTAGTACCTCAAACTCAAGTCCCTCTACGGTGTACTTATCATGCGCTCGCTGAAGTGCCTGTGAATGGTGACGCCCAAGTTTTAGGTCGTTGGCATGAGTCCAGCGTCGCTTATTAAGGTCATAAGAGCTCCCGACATACAGGGCCCCGTTATGAACGTTGCGGATTTGATAAATGCCGGATTTAAAAAGCAGGGGACGGTGGCGCATGATCTTTTTTGGACCTGTATTTGATACGTTGGCAAAAGATCATATCTGAATCTTTCTACTGTGTCACTTGCATGGTAAGGCGATACCAGTAGCGGTCTTGCTCGGTCATGCCCGGGCCGCTGATGCCGCCGACAAGCTGAAAGCGCACGATGTCGCAGATTGCCCAGTCAACTTTCAGGCGATCACGAATCGCATAGGCAAAATCGGCGATAGCTTTGCTCTCGGTCAAGCCTTTCTGTTTGCTCACCAGGTAGACGTCGACCAAGTCGTAGTCGACAGAGGCATCCTGGCTGACCCGCCCGCCGCTCGCAACCAGGGTTAGTAGCTTGAGCCCGGCGTTGTCCGGCGCGTCACGCCACGGGCCGCGATACACCTTGTAGCCCGCATATTCGGTCATCGCCGACAGCCACTC